GTGATTCCGGCGCTGGGTGTAGTAAAGAGCAAGGTCGTGAAGCCGGGCGTTTGGGTTTCGCTCTATACCCGCAGCGATGCTACATCGACAGTCATTAGCAATATGAAGTTTACCGCCGTCATATTTGAGTGGGCTGGACAGCAGGATTATGAAGATTCGGCATTCTATGCTGCTGTTGCAAATGCCATCCGTACAGCGCTAGCTGTCAGGGGGTAAGGATGCTCAGTGATTTACTGATAATGGTTGACCGCCGCGCTCAGGCGGTCAGTTTGCGTGAGAAAACAATTATTAACGAACGTCACGCCGTCCGTATGTTGGAGCCTGTTTTATCTCTTGGGGTACGCGCTGCAAGCGTACCTGATACGTGGGTAAGATACGCCGACCGTTGCATTGATAATGGGCTGGCGGCGTCTACGGTTCGCCAGCGCATCGATTGCGTTGCGGCTGTTGTAGCCTGGGTGATTCATGCTGATATTAAATTTAAACCAGCCGCGCCGGGCTCTCTGGGTAGGATGCTTGATGCAATGCGTACAGCGGCAAGAGCTATAGGCAAGCGGATAAAGCGTCACAGGGCGTTGAGCAGGCCAGCCCGTGTAAGTGTTGACGAGTATTCTACGGTAGTGCGCGATATTGAGTCTTTACGGGATCCATACAGGGCCGCAGCCCGTATGATGCTGTGTTTTGGGATGAGGGCGACAGAAACGCTTTCACTGTCTACATCATCAATTCTTTCAGGTGGGAAGTTGTTTGTTCCTGACCGGGAGACTAAAACTCACTCCGATTTGCTTTTACCTTTGCCAATTAAATACATTCCTTTAATCGAGGAGTGGCTAAGCGTGATAGGTGAGTCAGAAATAAAGTACAACACGCTTGTAACGACGATTTCCCGCGCCGGGATTAAATGGCGCTGTCATGATTTAAGAAAATTATTCAGAACTTCCGCCGCCGTTCGCGGTGAGGATTATCTTGCAACTGAATTAATATTAAATCATGCAGTGAAGGACGTTCCGAGCGTTTACTTACAATCACCTCCATTTGCAGCAATGAGGCGAGTTATAAATAATTCGATTGAAGAATATTTACAGGTTAAAGGGTAGGGGATGGAAAAGTCAGCAATTAAAGATAATGATATTATGTATCAAAAGAAGTATCCGAGAGATTGTCTGTTTAAGTTGCTTCAACTACGCACTAATTTAAAAGCAAAGCCAGATATTTACCGGATAGAAATGATTAACCGCAGTGGTGATAAGATTTTGATGGGAGGGCGGCAAACAACACAGGAGGCGATTTCTCTTTATCAGGATATTGCGACACTTAGCCCGTCAGAAGTAGAGGCAGCATTCAGTAGCATGGTCTGACAGTAAACCACAAAAACGAGCCCGGCATCTGCCGGGTTTTTTATGCCTGAAAATTGCAGCTAAGAAATGTAAGTGAAAGGTTAAAGTGCCATTAACAAAATCACAACACAAAGCATGTTAAATCAGGTAGCAACAATGTTAAATAAATGTTATGTGGATAGTTTTGCGTGCATCATGAAATGATGAATCTGTAAATGATAAAGATCTCATTTTAAGAAAAATAACCAAAAATATATTTAATGATTAAAATTCAATGTGTTATATGGTTTTGATTGTTTTTCATTCAAAAGTGGCTAGGTTTTTGGCGTCAATACCTTGCGATTTTGCATTCTGGAAATTTAAAAAAATTTAAGCGATTAATTCATTAATCAAATCATTGTGTTATGGCAGTGAGGCAAACGGATATATAAGGTTGGACATTCAGGGAAAGTGTGTGGAAATGGCCCAAAATAGGGCGATTACTGCCATTTTATTTAAAAATGTTTCAACTGGAAACAAAGCCGAACATTTGCCGCATCTGTTATGTCTATGTGAATCAATAAGCTACGTTATTTTAGATGAGGTTTCTTGTTTTATTTGCCGGAAATGTTTCTGCAATCTCATCTGACCAGATGTTTTAACGTATTGACATGTGTTTGTTATGAGCAGGAAGAAAGATGGAAAGCATAACCATGTGGGTGAGGGGAAAATATAAAACCCCGCTCAGGCTTGTTTCCACCAGCGATTGAAGGAATCTATCACTTTTCACTGATGTTTGATAACGGTTAAATATTTGACCGTTCAATTATGTTCGCTCTGTTACATATTCATTGCGTTAAAACTGAGCATCACAAAAGCAACAAATATCAAACATTCATGTTGGCACGTTAAATGTTATCCACATCGAAAGTGAGTGGTGATGCGTGGTTGGGGCGCTATTGACCACTAACTAAAATCGTGCAGGTGGGTTGTTTCATGTTGCTTATCCACAGATTTAGCCTTGTGCATAATATTGACACGCATTACCGCTGGAGCCGTTTCTGTAATTAGTCAGTCCATTGCCTTTAAATCACCTCTATATAAAGGAGGTGAACTTCATGGCTTACGGGCGTCAGTTCGAAATAACCGTTAACTGTACCGATGGAGAGACGATCCACATTACTGATGTGGACGTTGATTTCTCGTCCGTGCGTGACGATGAAAAAGAGCCAAACGAGGCTGATTTAACGTTATGGGGTTTAACACCACAGACGCAGAACGCTATCGCTCAGGCTGGGTCAACCGTCAGTGTTGCCGCTGGCTATATAGATGAAGGGATGTTCACCCTTTTTCAGGGTGAACTTATCAGCGCCGTGACCATCAAGCCCAACGAGGTATACGGCCTGAAAATGAAAATCTATGAAGCGCTGATTCCGTTCCGGGCCAGCGTCACATCGCGCACCTTTCGCAAAGGCCAGAGCCTTAAAGATGCTGTGTTACAGGTAGCGTCCGATATGGGGCTGGGGTGTCAGTTCTCTAAATCAGCGTCATCTCTCACCCTGGCTAAAAGCGTCAGCGCTGCAGCATTGTCCCGTGATGTTCTGACCAGCCTTTGCAAGCCAGTTAATGCCAACTGGTCGCTTCAGTATCAGTCAATTGTTGTCACTGCCGGTGATTCAATTCTTACTGGCGCTGCTGTTTTCTCCCCTGAAACGGGCCTGCTTGGTGCGCCACTTCTGAAGATTCACTCCCCGAAACGCACGAAGAAAAAGAACCCTTCCGAAAAAGAGCAGATCCAGAAGAAGCACGACAAAAGCATAACTACCTATGTCTGGCCTCCGAAGGGCTCACAGGTTGACTACTCAAAAGGTGCTCGCCGCCAGATGGGAGTTATTGAGGCTGTTACGTGGGAGTCGTTGCTTTATGGCGGGGTCGAGATTGGCGAGCAGGTAGAGCTTTCGTCTCCATCAATGGGCGAAGGCTGGATGGTTATTGTGAAGAAGATTTCCCATCGCTTTAGTACCCGCGACCGTCAGGCGTGGTCATCGTCATGGGAGGGCATCATTGCATGAGGGCAGGTAGCCAGATTCAGGCAATTGTTGATCAGGCGCTTAATTCAGCGCTTTTTTCACTTGAGGCAACGATTATTTCAGTCAGCGGCGGGCGGGCAACTGTCCTGCCAACCCCAAAACGCATATTCGGTGACAACTCAGAACCGATTGCTTATCCGGCTGTTGAAAACGTTCGTTTAGTTTCGCTCGTCTGGGATAGCGGTAAGTCAGGCGTTAGCGGGCGAGTTTCTCCGGGGGATGAGTGTCTCCTTATCGCGCTTTCACACGGTGACGGCGACGAGCCAGACCATAAGACCATTTCAAGCGCTATCGCTATATGTGGATTTTCAGACGTTGCCAGCTACCAGATGCCGGATGAGGCAGGGTTAAGAGTATTCAGCGGTAGCGCCTTTATTGAATGGGATGACGGAAGCATTAAGGGCGATACCGGGCAAGGCGCAACTTTCGAGTTTACGGGCAACAAAATGACCGTTAACGCGCCGGGCGGTATCGATATGACAGCGCCAATGACAACCATAAACGGGAATTTGACGATTTCTGGCTCCATCAGTCAGGGCGCAGAAGGTGGAGGCAATGCTGACTTTGGCGGCAACGTCACCATAACCGGCGATAGCAAAGCCGCTGACCACATTAGCGGCGAAAAGTCCTTCAATTCTCATACGCATAAAGAAAACGGTGAGGGCAGTCAGACCGACGCCCCGACATAAGGAAAAAACCATGAAATTAACTGACCATGCGGCACAAATCGCGCTTTCTAACGGTGGCTTTCTGATGGCGGGTGACTACAGCACAACCGTTGGAAAAGGCGAGATTATCCATATTACTGAGCGAACCGGGCTTGTAGTTGAGCGCGTCGAGTGCATCACCCTGATTAACGCGCCGCTGTATATGGTCATGGCGACGTGCAGGGAGAGTAAAGACCAGTACATGCCATTTTACAGCGATTTTCCGTTTGAATTGCCGCATCAAGCGGCAATGGCGCAAATGTTAAATGATGCTGGTGAAGGGTTTGACATTGATGACCTGCTGGATATCGAGTCGCTGGATTCTGCTGTGACGGTCGTCCACGTTGAAAAATGGATGCACACCGAATGAACATCACAACAACTCAGTATCGACAGGGGGTAAAGGGATGCTTTCTTTCCACAGAGCGGCCGCAGGTTGGCGAGGATTTAAAGCTAGTCATGCTGACGTCCAGAGGGCGACGCATTATCCCCGTTGGTGAGGTTCAACGGGTAGAGTCTGTAGGTTCTAGCCGTTGCCTTGTATGGGTTTCAGAGCTGGCATTTGTTGAGGGGATGAATTACTGATGCTGGATATTATGCAGGATGAAAGCGGAGTGATTCTCCGCAATGGCGATTTGGTGCTGGATGGTGGCATTGATGGCATTGCACAGCAGGCAGAAATACGCGTAGGCACTAATCGCGGCGAATGGTGGCTTGATGAAACTCAGGGGTTGCCGTGGTTGCCTGGCATTATGGCGTCACGTCTGCCAGTTTCGATTGTCTCCAACATGATTAACGCAGAGGCACGGCGCACTACCGGCGTGACCGATGCCAGAACTACAACCATCAATGACGTTAAGGGGGATTACACGATCCGCTTTGCGGTTTATGTCGGAGCCGATAGCACGGAGGTAACGAGTGGAATTAATTAATGATGGGGGCTGGCACGGTGCCAGACTGCCAGAGCTGCGCGGAGACATTTACCAGAAATTGCGCGACCTGCTGGGGGATATAAGCCCGGACGGTGATTCCCTGATTGGTCAGGTTATGGCGGTTGTCGCTGAAAATGACCTGAATATAGTGGAGGCCATCGGCTGGACGTTTGCTGGTTTCTTCATCTCATCAGGAGAAGGTATCCAGCTTGACGGTATAGGCGAGGGGTTCACGCTTCCTCGCTATGGCTTAACCCGTTCATCTGCCGATGTAGTTTACCTGCTGGCTTCAGGGCAGGTAATCGCGTCTGGTGAGACGTTCACTATCTCCGGTATTTCTGGTGACTGGTCGCCGTCAGGCAGCATTCAGGCCAATGGTAAAAGTGCTACCGGGTTTGTGTTGGAGGTTAAAGCTGATGCCATCACCACGGGAAATACCTTCACCATATCCATTAACGGTAAGCCATATTCGACGCAGTACCAGACGGGCGATACGTCTGATTCTATTTTATCAAGGCTTTATCCCATCATCGCCGCCGCTGATACGTCAGTAACCACATATTCAACGGATTATGGCCTGCTGCTTTATGCGGCGGATGGTAAATCGCTAATCCAGTTCTCATTTTCTGATGATGTTTTTTCTATCGTTCGTACCGGAATGCCAGCAACAACATGGTATGAGAGCGATTCTGAGTTTCCTGATGTTCGGTTCGGCTATGTGGCAACAGATGACATTCTGATTCTCGCCAACGGCAGTAAAGGCTTTGAAATAGAAGATGACGAGCAATACAGAGAGCGTCTTTTCGAAGCGGCGGAGGCAGGGCGAAAGAATGTCAGCGCATCAAGACCGGGCATAAAAAATGCCGTTCTGGCGGTTGCTGGCGTGAGCCACGTCACGGTTAACACCAACAGGGGAATTGAAACCGATCCTGACGGCCTGCCGGGTAAATCGGTTCAGGTTTTTGTTGCTGGTGGTGATAGCGACGCGATAGCGCAGGCCATCTATGATGCGGCAGCGGCTGAATGCGGTTTCTACGGAAACACATCGGGTACAGCAACTGACGGTACAACTACCGAAACAGTGTATTTCACTCGGCAGAGCTTCCAGCTTGTCTATGTTTCAGTTTCCGGTGATACATGGGATACAGAGACAACAGGCAAGCCAGACGATTACGATAGCGTAGCTAAAAGCGTTATCACTGGCTATTTCTCACAGCTTGAAATGGGGCGTGACGTTTTCGCGGGTCAAATATCTGCCCGTTTAGTTACGGCTTTTCCGACGATGACGGATGTTACTGTAACTGTCGGTACTTCCGAATCCCCGTCAGGGAAAACCGTCCCCATAAGTAGCGGCGTTGTTGCGGTTACGGATTCTACTTCTGTGGTGGTGTCGTAATGGAACCATCAATTAAAAAACCGGGTCAACTGGCAACTGAACGCCTTACCTCAAAGGTCAGACTACAGAAAAATATCGACCTCGTTTCCGGTATAAAGGCCAACCAGCAGGGCATGGTTGATGCGCTGGGCTACCTGAAAAAGGGTTTTTCAATTACTGATTCTTCGGGCCTTTTGCTTGATGCATGGGGGGAAAGGTTCGCTATACCACGAGAAGGACGAGACGATGATAGCTACAGAATAGCCCTGTTGCAGGGGGCCGGGACGCAATCTGTTTCGCTTCAGTCTCGCCGTGCTGTCGGTGGATTCATCCAGTTAGCCTATGGCCTTACATGGTTGCGACTGAACCGCGTAGGGCTGTCTACAGG